CTGGAGACAGAGAGCGAGGACAACCAACAACCAGAAACTATTTCGCATTTACAACCACAGGACGACACAACACTAGATGATGTTACAGTTGCAAAAGAAGATGAGGAGATTGAGTACGAGCGCCCGGATTGGTACCCAGAAAAGTTTTGGGGTGATGATGGGCCTGACATCGAAAATTTGGCTAAGTCTTATTACGAACTGCAAAAAAAGTTTAGCCAAGGTAAACACAAGGCACCTGACGATTATGATGTCTCAATGTTTGCAGACCACAACATCCCAGATGATGATACTTTATTCAACGAGTATAAGAGTTGGGCAAAGGAAAATGGTATATCTCAAAATGCGTTCGAGACATTGGCATCGAAATTTATTGAGATGTCTGGCTCTAACGTACAACAGGCTGAAGCGTCGTATAAAGAAGAGTATGAAAAGCTAGGCCCGAATGCTGACCTTACGATTAAGTCTATGACCGATTGGGGCCAGAGCCTAGTACGCAAAGGCGTTTGGTCTGAGGCTGACTTTGACGAGTTTAAGATTATGGGTGGTACGGCTCAAGGCATTAGAGCATTGCAAAAGGTGCGTAGCTACTATGGCGACAAACCTGTGCCGGTAGATATTGGCCCGGTTGATGGCCTACCGTCTAAGGAAGAGCTAACCGCTATGGTTGGTAAACCTGAGTACAATACCGACCCGGCATATCGTGCCAAGGTAGAAAAATATTTCGACCAAATATATGGAACGCAAGACTACTCTGCAATCTAAGTGATAGCGCGGTTGCATACCGCGCTATTTTTATATATATTGACATTAACAGATACCTCACTTGAGCCTGTTACCCACGTTTGGGGGCGTGACGTATATGCCCAAGCAGCAGCCCGACTAGGATACCTGTAGCGAAATTTTTGTAAAACAGTAACTTTTATAAGGAGTACGAGATGGCTATTGGCATTTCAAACGCCTTTGTACAACTGTTCGATGCGGAAGTTAAACAGGCTTATCAGGGCGCTCGCGCTCTTGCTGGTATAACTCGTGAGAGAACAAACGTAGAAGGCAATCAAGTTAAGTTCCCAAAAATCGGTAAGGGAACAGCAACAGTAAGAGTACCACAGACAGACGTAACACCTCTGAACGTGACTTACTCACAAGTAACTGCAACAATGACAGACTACATTGCTGCTGAATATTCAGACATCTTCAGCCAACAGAAGGTAAACTTTGATGAACGCCGCGAATTGGTGCAAGTCGTAGGTGCTTCTATCGGCAGACGTATGGATCAGCTAGTGATTGACGCATTGAATGCAGCATCATCACCATCAACTGTAGGCACAGATATTGGCGGTTCAGGTACTAACCTAAACTTAGCTAAGTTGCTTGCAGCTAAAAAAGCATTGGACGCTAAAAACGTACCATCTGAAGGTCGTTGCATGGTTATCCACGCAAACGGTCTATCTGCATTACTCGATGAAACTGAAATCACTAGCTCAGACTTTGCATCTGTAAAGGCTCTAGTGCAGGGTGATATTGATACCTTCTTAGGTTTCAAGTTCATCACATTGGGTGACAGAGACGAAGGTGGCTTACCATTACCATCAACACGCTCTAGCTTCGCATTCCACCGCGATGCAATCGGGCTTGGTGTTGGCATGAACCAGCGTTCAGAAATCAACTATGTTCCTGAGAAGACATCATTCTTGGTATCTTCTATGTTCAGCGCTGGCGCTATTGCCATCGATGACGAGGGCATTGTTAAAATCTCTAGCACAGAATAAGAAGGAGACTGAACAATGGCTTATAGCTCAACTGGTTTTGCAACAATAGGAGCAGCAAAGCGCGGAAACGCACCTTCTGTTTATTCCTACAGCACAACTGACGCAATCGCTGATGTGAACACAGAGGGTTACTTTAACGACCTATCTGACACATTAGAGGTTGGTGACTTAATCTACTGCGTAACATCAACAGGTGGCACAGCAGTAGCAACATTGGTCTATGTTTTATCTAATGCATCTGGCGTTGTTGACGTAAACGACGGCACAACATTAGCTAACACTGACGGCGACTAATCCTAATCGGGGCAGCTTCGGTTGCCCCGGTTCCCCATTCTAGGAGACGCAGATGGCATCTGGCGATACCAAATTATCTATCTGTAACGATGCGCTCATTATGTTGGGCGCTCAAACTTTATCTAGCTTCAGCGATGGTACTGACGAGGCACAGGTTGCCGACCGTCTGTATGACGATGTGCGCGATACATTACTGATGCAGTACGCCTATAGTTGGTCAGTAAAAAAGGTACAGCTATCCCGGTTAGCAGACGCGCCTATAAACGAATGGAAATATAAATTTGCATTACCTAGCGATATATTAGGCAACCCAAAGGCGGTGTTTAATGTTAGCGCTGTTAGCGCTCAATCAGTAAGAGACTTTGAAATTTACTCTGGCGGTCTTTACACAAACTTTGAGACAATATGGATTGACTATCAGTTTCGCCCAGAGCCTACCATATTCCCACCATATTTTGTGCGCCTATTAAAAACAGCGTGCGCCGCAGAATTTGCAGAGCCTATCACTGACCAGATAACCAAGGCAGAGTATTTTCATGCGCGTGCTTACGGCTCACCATCAGAGAGTATGCGTGGCGGTTTAGTGCGTGTTGCTATTAACATTGATGGTGCAGACAGACCATCGCAAACAATACAAGAGTTTCCAATTTCAGATATAAGGTTCTAGCATGAGCCGTATTATTCAATTACAGAATGATTTTACAAGCGGCGAATTAGACCCAAAGCTAAGAGGGCGCACAGACATACGCCAGTATTCGTCTGGCCTATCTACAGCACAAAACGTAACGATACAGCCACAGGGCGGCGCAAAACGCAGAGACGGCACGCAGTTTATTACTGAGCTAGATAGTGGCGCTGCTAATGCGGTGCGTATGGTATCGTTTGAGTTTAGCGTTGATGATAGCTATATGCTCGTATTCACACCTGGCAAGATGTACGTTTTTAAGGATAAGGCACTAGTCACAAACATTAACGGCAGTGGTAACGACTTTGCTACTGTGTCTGCTCTGACCGCTGCAATACTGCCAGAGGTAAACTGGGTGCAGTCTGCCGATACTGTTGTTATGGTTCACGAAGACCTAGAGCCTATTAAGATAGTGCGCGGCGGTAATGATGCGACTTGGACAATAAGCACTATCTCATTTTCGCATATACCTTACTATGCCTTCACGCTAAATATAGACAGCCCACAATATACGATAACACCTAGCGCGGTATCAGGTAATATAACAATAACTGCGTCGTCGGTTACAACAGATAACGGCACGGCACAGGCTGGGACATCAACAACAATTACGCTAAAGTCTGCCACAAGCTATACATCTGACGACCAATGTAATGGCCTGTCTATTCACTTAACTGGCGGCACAGGTTCTGGACAACACAGACACATAACCGATTATGATGCCACGACTAAGATAGCAACGGTCTATCCAGCCTTTGACACGGCGCCGGATGCGACAACACAATACAGCGTAAAGGCATTTGGAGAGGATAGCGTCGAGGAGTATTTCGTTGCGAAAAATGGTTTTGGGCGTGCAAGAATTACCGAATATGTTAGCGACACAAGCGTAAAGGCATTTGTCGTAATACCTTTTTTTGACACATCTGCACTAACATCTAGCAGCTGGGAGCTAGAGTACGGATACGAAGAGGTCTGGTCTAGTGCAAGGGGTTGGCCTAGAAGTGCTACATTTCACGAAGGACGTTTATACTTTGGCGGATCCAAATCTAGGCCATCAACTTTATGGGGTAGCCGGGTATCTGACTTTTTTAACTTTGACCAAGGGCAATCTCTCGATGATGCGTCTATAGATGTTACGCTAGACACCGGCACATTTAACGCAATTGTCGATATATTCTCTGGGCGTAACTTGCAGATATTCACGACAGGCGGTGAGTTTACCGTGCCTCAGTCTTTGGGCAATCCAATTACGCCTAGCAATATTATCGTAAAGCAACAAACTAGCTTTGGCATGAAGCCCGGCATTCGTTTGCAGAACGTGGACGGCGGCACGCTATACATCCAGAGACAAGGTCGTGCATTGCAAGAGTTCTTGTTTAGCGATGGCGTTGATGCGTATGCGTCTACTAAGATATCTCTGTTATCGTCGCACTTGCTAAAGACGCCAGAAGAAATGGCGGTGCGTGTGTCTACCTCTACTGACGAGGGTGATAGGTTGCTTATTGTAAATGCTGATGATGGCACAATAGCGTGCTATACGTTACTGCGTAGTCAGCAAGTAGTGGCGCCTAGCGAATGGACTACAGACGGTGAGTTTGTGAATATTGGCGTTGATATCGATGATATATATACCGTGGTAAAGCGCAACGTAAATAGCGCTGATGTGTATTACGTTGAGGTATTCGACGATACTCTGTTGCTCGATTGCGCTAAGACAGGCAGCGCCGGTGCATCTACAACCGTAGACCACTTAGAAGGCGAGACGATCAAGATAATACGTGATGGCATTCTTGAGGCAGACCAAACTGTACCGGCATCACCATTTACGATTACGTTTGACCAAGCGGCGACATCTAGCTTTGAGGTTGGTTTAAACTTTACGCCTATAATTAAAACGCTACCAGTCGAGCCTAATTTAACAAGTGGGTCGCTAAAAGGATTTAAAAAGCGTATATTTGAGGTAAATGTAGAATTGTTTGAGACGCAGTCTCTAACGGTAGATGGTAAAGAGGTAGCGTTTAGGCGTTTTGGTTCTGGTGTGTTGGACGAAGATATTACCGAATATACCGGTATTAAAACAGTAAACGGTATATTGGGCTATAGTTACGATGGACAGATTACGCTATCACAAACAGCGCCATTAAAAATGAACGTGTTAGCATTAGAGTATAAAGTGAGTGCCGGTCAATGATTGAAATAATGTTATTACAAGGCGCATCTGCCATAATGAAGATGCAAGCAGCGCAAACGAAAGCTAAAGGTCTTGCGTCGCAAGCGTCTTACGCTAAACTGCAAGCCAGAAGCGAGATGCTGAAATACAAGCAACAGGGCGTAGCTGTATTGCGTAACTTGGTTCGCACACAGGCGTCTATCAATGCCGGGGCTGGTGCTAGAGGGTTTGATAGCTACTCAGGCACACCATTGGGTCTAAGCAGATACGCTGCATCAGAGGCAGCTAACGAATACTTTTTAACACGCGAAGGGCAAACCATTGCACTACGCACAGGAGAAATAAGAGCAGACCAATATATGAAGCAAGCATCCGCAGTAAAGCAACAAGCGTTTATGTCTGCGGCATTTGGGTTAGGCTCTCAGGCTTATTCGCAAGGGTTGTTAGGCGAAGCGCCTAAACAAGAATATGCAAATGCGTTATCACTTGCAGCTTTATCGGGGTAGAAAATGGCTGAGTTACCAAGATACAGACCACTAGGTGTTTCAATACCATCGATGCCAAGCGTCGATTATATTAGCGCGGCTAAAACAAAGGCCGGTGTGTTTGATACGGTATCTAACGCGTTAGATAAGATGTCTGAGTTTGCGTTTGAAAAGCAAAAGGCCAGAGTTGAGCTAGAGGGTGCTGCGTATGGCGCAGCTAACGCACCAACAAAAGAGCAGATAGATACAGCGAAGAAACCTATATCTGAGATGATGCAGATAGACCCGACTACTGTATTCGGTGCGGCGGCTAAAGCGGCAGCGGCAGAGCAGATAGAGGGTCGTTTCTTAGTGCGTGCCGGCAGTGAGCTAACGCAGTTACGCCTAGACGCAAAGGAAAACAACACCGACATTGAGGCGTTTCAAGGACAGGTGCAAAACCTAATAGACGGCTACAGCAGTATCTTACAAGGCATTAGCCCAGAGGCTGCAAATAAATTTGCGGCTACACTAGCAACAAAAGGTAACAGCGCAATCATCTCGCACAACGATGATTTGATTGCGGCTCAAGAGCAACAAGATGATGCGGCAGCGGCTGTTGGGGTAGACAATATTCTAAACGTAACCTTACCAGAAATATTTGAGGTTGGCGTTAAGCTAGATGCTAATGGCAATCAGATTGCTATAGATGACCAAGTGGATGCATTGCGTGATGAGTTAATAACTATAGCAAAAACATCTACTAACTCAGATACATTGATTGCAAGCAAAACAAAAGAATTTGATGAGGCTGTATCAAATAATAAAAAGTCTGTCGTACTAAGCTGGGTATCAGAGGATAGGTTAGGACACGCTAGACAGCTTAGAGAAAACAAGGTGCAAGACCAGAACATAGCTAATATTTTAGGCTCTTTAACAGAAGAAGAGCGACAAGATATTATAATAGAGGGCTTGAAAGTTGGCAGAGAACAAATGTCTTTCGATGTTTCTGTTGAGACACAAAGGGAAAAAGACAGAGCGGCGGAGGCGTTAAAGGTAACCGTTGCTATTTTTAAAGGCAGAGTATCAGGCACAGCGCCCGATGAAATTCGCGGTATGTTAAAAAGACTTGAGGCTTTAGACCCAGAGAAATACATACAGGTAGCCACAGCTATAAGAACTGAGGGCGGTATAGATGACTCTAGTGTTGCTGGTCGTTTAAGATTTTTACAAAGTCAAAAACAACTTACTGAAGAAGAGATACTAAATGCGGCTATGGATAGAAACATTAGTTTAAGCACACTAGATACCTTCTTTAATGCGCTAGAAAAACAGAGAGACGATAATTACCAACAGGCGCTAGACATAGCAAGGGTACACCCGGCTATAGGTTTACCAGATAAAGCAAGATTTGCAATTGGTGGAAGCGAGGCTGAAAGACAAAGAGATGCAGAGCAGCTATTTGGTCAAATAACTATAGAGCTAGACGAGGCTAGAAGAGAAAACCCTAATTTGAATAGCATACAATGGATGAAAAATAGGGTTAAGGAATTAGATACAGGCCCAGATGAAACACAGATAAGGACAGCAAGAACAAGAATTGGCGGCCTAGCGCAGCTTTTAGAATTGCCAGAAGACACCGACCCGGCTGATGTGCAAACTGCACTAATGGAAGAAATTAGAAAAGGCAATCAAAAGCAAAGTCTTTTAGATACACACGCAAATGATTTTGAAATATTGGGGAGCCAGTGATGCCGTCCTTGCAAGATGAATTGATGAACTCACTAAGCTCATACGAGACAGGGCGCGAGCTAGAGATATCACGCAACGAAAAAGGCGAGGCTGTTATAGGCCCATCGCAAGAAGCAGTTATGAGAATAACAAAACTGCGTGCGCCTATGCGTCAGGCAGAGCCGCAGACGTTTGCAGAAACAGCAAAAGATATACCAACTGCTGTAGGTGGCGGTGCTGCTGGTGCTATTGCTGGCACATTTGGTTTACCCGGTGACGTTGTTGGTATTCTAAAAGGAGCATATGATGCGGCTAACCCAGAAGCCGGAGAGGGTAGGTTTGAGGCGTTTATGTCTGGGCTAGAAGAGGTATCTAGTGTCGCTGGTTCTGAGGCTATAAAAAATGTAATGCGAGACATGACAAAAGATTTGCCGGAAGAACAAAAGAAAACATTAGAAGACGCGATGCTTGCTGGTGAGTTTGTTGGTGTAGGCAGCGCAATTAAAAAAGCTCCTAACGCTATATCAGCACTAGGCGACGCTGTAGAGGGTGCCGGGGATGCGGCTAAAGCTCGTATGGCAGATACTGACGGCTCTGTAACACTAACTAGCGGCGTTGACCCAGACCCAGCTATTGCGGCGGCTGGTGATGCTATGAAATCTCTTAGAGCAAGAAAAGGCCAAATGGTTGGCGCTCCTAAAGATATAACTTCAAGCTATAAGCTAAATAAACTTAGAAGAGAAGTAGAGGGGTTAGCAATAGAAGGTACTGATGCTAGGTTCTGGTATGAAAGAAGCGGTAAAGCAATATTAGATGCTGTCGGTGGGGACAAAGAAGAGGCAGAAAAAATAATACAAATAATTGCAGTAACGTCGCCATCAACTCCTGTAAAAGCAAATTTTGATTATGCTTTACAGGCATATGCACAGCATAAAGCTGGTGAGCCAATTATGACCGGTAGATTTCCTACTGCTATGAATAAAAGGATTGAATCAATACTTTCCGGGCAAGAATGGGAAGGACGCAAAACAAATAATTTTTATGTAAATCTTATGCGTGTAGTTGACCCACAAAAAGTACAAGGTGTTACTACTGATTTGTGGATGATGCGTTCTTTTGGGTTTGATACAGATAACCCAACAGATGCCCAATATAGTTTTGTTGAGAGAGAAACAAATAGAATAGCAAATAAATTAGAATGGGAGCCTCAACAAGCGCAAGCAGCTATATGGGTAGCACAGAAAGCAAAAGAGGAAGGTAAAGAAATATCTGCATCTAAATTTGATTATTCAGATGCATTGGAGCAAAACTTAGCTCAAGTATCTTGGGAAAGCATACCCGGCAGAACGTCAGACCATATGCTAGAAATGTTTGATGCGCCTTACGAGGTGCAGCAAGAGTATCACGTTGAAATATCAAAAGCGTTCCAAGATAATGATGGATTTGATTTAATCGCTCGTAGGCTTGGTATTCCTACGCCCGGTGATTTTGAAGCTCCCGGTTTTTTTGAAGGTAAAGTTAGCCCCGGAACACAAACACAGGTATCGGCTCCAAGACAATATCGCGGCCCAAAATATGGTGCGGTAGAGCAATCCGCATTAGATTTGATGGAGGCTTACGCAGCGGCGAGAGGCGTTTTAATGAAACAGGATGGAGTTGGATATCACAGGCCATTCTATTCGCCGGCTAAAAAAGATGGTAATGGCGTAGAGATAAGAATAGGAAGACCTTTTTCTGAGGCGGAAACAAAAAGATTTGCAGCATTGTTAAATGAAAAGGCTGGGTTTGAAATAGCACCGATTGGCTCAGTAGATGGAGTAAGGATAATTAACTTCGACCTTGAGTTTGATAATAAAGAGTTTCAAAACATTGTTAAAGATGCTACAAATAATCTTGTGCTAGATGATGATGCAGAGTTAAGGGCTGTATTATTTGCTAGTCAAAATGGATATTTAGGGAATGATTGGAGCAAGTTTAAAAATGGTGAGGAATATTTCTCTGGAATTAGCAAAGAAGGACGATCCGATATTTACCGGAAAGTTCAAGATATCGTCAAAGAAATCCAACCAAGAATTGAAGCAGTCGACGCAGACTTCTCAGAAAAATATGGGTTTACAAGAAACGAACAAATCAACTCAGCCTACAGAGTAGTTGACCAAAGTCAAACGCCTAACGCTGAAAATTTGCAAGGGGTTGACTAATGGCAGAACAGCTTGAGCAAAAGATAACTGAGATGACAGGCCAAGAGGTTGCGCCTGAGTTGCCATTAGAGCAAACAGATATTGTTGAGCAAGAGCAAGACAGTGAGCTATCTTCTGAGCTAAGAATGCAAGCTATCCAAGAAGGCATGGAGCGTGCGTCTGCTGTAGACCAGCCAGAGCCTATACAAGAGGCCGGGCTAAAGACAGTAACTGATTTTATTTCTAATGCTGTAAAGACAGCAGAGAAAAAAGTAACGCCACCATTACCCGATGAGCCAGTACAAGAGGTAGGCACACAGCTATTAATAAAAGAAATGCCCGACGACCAAGTAAGTATGCTAAACGAGGCGCTTGGCGGTGAATATACCAAAGGCATAAACTTTACAGCTATTGCGGAAAACCTAGACCAGTACGACATGGGCCAGCATCTAGCTAAACTAAAGGATGCAAACCAAGAGCTATTTGAAAAGGCAAGACGCGGCACGATTAACTTTGATGGCATGATGCGCCTAGCAGAACAGCAAGGCATGGATAACATCGTTAATGAGTGGCTCATGCGCTCACCCGGTGACGGTGAGGTAGGCGAGAAAATACTGGGCGGTATTCTTGCGGCTATGAATTTAACACAAGAAACAACAACACAATTTAGAGCCGCACAAGCATTGCCTGACGGCGTTGAGCGTCAGGCGGCTATGGCTAAAGCAAAGCAGTTAATGACTGTTGAGGCTATGCTATACGCAAACATATCAGGCGCTGGCTCTGAGGCTGGTCGTACTATGTATATGTTGCGAGAGCTAGGCAGAAGACAGGACGTAAATGTAAGCGCCAGAGCAGATGAACTAATTAAAATATTCGGCGCCGAAAACGCAGATGATATAGAGCGCTTGGGTGAGCTATACATGGCTATTCCAAATGCTGCTGGCAAGAGTAAGTTTGTGCAACAGGGCCTATTGTCCAAAAGCATGGACGTAGCTATTGAGGTTTGGATTAACAGCATCTTATCATCACCGGCAACACACATGGTAAACATAGCTGGTAATAGCTTGTTTGCAGCCACTCGCACATTAGAGACAGGTTTAGCCGGGATTATAGGACGCGGTAGAACGGCTGTAACTGGAGGCGATAGAGTAAGAGCGCGAGAGGCATTAGCGCAGTTACACGGCATTAGAGAGAGCTTTTTAGACGCGTTGCTCGTTGGTGGCAAGGTATTGCTAACAGAAGAGCCAACAGATGTTGTGTCTAAAATAGACGTGCGGAATAGACGCGCTATAGGCACAACTGGCGACGTTGGAGAGATAGCTAAGTTATACTCACAGGGCGATATAGCTGCTGGGTTTATTAATACTCTAGGCGTTTATTATCGTATGGGCGGTAGGTTCTTACTTGCGGAAGACGAGTTTTTCAAAGGCATAGGATATCGCTCTGCATTACGACAAGAGGCTTTTGTGCGAGGCGCCAATGTTTATGATGATGCTATAGCTGCTGGCAAAACAAAAGCAGAAGCAAAGGCAGCATCCCTTACAGAGCAAACGCGCATATTGCAAAACCCACCTCTCGACTTAGTAAAGACTGCAAGAGATGCGGCTAGAGAGTTAACTTTCCAAGGTGACTTGCCCGGATTTATGGGTGATATGCAAGGCGTTATGTCTCACCCAGTAGCAAAAATATTTGTGCCTTTTTATAAGACACCATCTAATATTATAAGAGAAACATTTAAGCGCAGCCCATTTATGTTAGCTAACCCCGGCTTTTATAAAACGGTTGCGGCTGGTGGGCGTGAGGCAGATATGGCTCTAGCTCGCGTTAGCATGGGTTCTGCGATTATGGGAACATTTGCATATACTGCTATGGGGCTAGACACACCTGACCAAGACGTAATTATTATAGGCTCTGGCCCATCTGATAGAAACGCAAGAGCAGCTATGATGCGCCAGAATATGCAACCGTTTAGCATAAACATAAAGCAAGATGATGGCACATATCGCTCTGTGCCATTCTCTCGTTTAGACCCTATCTCTGGTATGCTCGCTATGTCGGCAGACTTTGCCTATTACGCGCAGTACGAAGAAGACCAAGCCACAATAGATAGCCTAGCTATGGCGGCTGCATTAGGTATGTCTGAGTACGCTATGGAAATGCCATTCTTGCAAGGTGTGCAAGAGCTAGTGGGAATATTCCGCAATCCTAACAACGACGATATGTTTGAGAAACTAATGGAGACAGTAGGCGAGCGAGGCACAGAGATAGGTTTAGCATTTGCGCCTACAGTTTCATCCTTTAGCGCTGGCATAGAACGTATGCAAGACCCAACGGTGCGCTCAACTATGCTACCAGAGGAAGGTATGTTTGGGGATGACCCCACAACTATGCCGTCATTTATGCGAGGATTTTATACTGCATTGCAAAAAGCAAAGGCTCGTAACCCTATGTTTAATTCAGACTTACCACCGCGGCTGAATTTATGGGCAGAGCCTATGCAAGCTGGTACCGGTGCAGCTTGGGAGTTTATTTCGCCTATTAGAATACAAGACACAAAATATAGCAGAATAGACCAAGAGCTAATGGATTTGGGTGGCGGTTTTTCTATGCCACTTAGAAAAATAGATGGAGTATTGCTAAATGCAAAGCAGTATAACCAGTGGCTTACATATATGAATGAGATAGATGATGGCGGTAGGTTGCCGGGTGACAAAGGTTACGACGAGACAGGCACGCTAAAAAACAATCTTGAGTATATTGTAAAATTTGATGAGGCATATAAGAGCTTGCCGACTAAGGACGACAAGCTAGATTATTTAAAAATAATGTTTTCTCAATACAAAAACGCTGGCAAGCAATTGCTCTTAAATGACGATGCGTATCTTAACGCTAAGATACTAGCCGTACAGTAAGATTTAAGCTATAATAACCGCAAGAGGTAAAAGGCATGGCAGACTATAACATTAACGCAGTAACACGGCGCGTTGTATATGACGGCTCTAGCGGTTTAGGGCCGTATGCGTTTAACTTTGAGGTGTTAGACGCCAACGACATAAACGTCTATTTTAATACAACGCTGCTAACGATTACAGATGATTACACAGTTACGGTTAACGCTAACGGCAAAGGTAGCGTTTCAATCGTAACAGGTACCAACGTGCCTAGCACACCTGTTGCTGCTGACCAGATTACCATCATAGGCTCAAGAGATATTGAGCGCACTACCGACTTTGTTACTGCTGGGGATTTGCGTGCTGCGGCTTTGAACGAGCAGCTCGATGCGCTAACAATATTCGACCAGCAAATAAGTGAGCGCGTTGACCGCTCTGTTCAATTCCCATCCTATGAGCCAGCCGGGTTAAATTATACTGTGCCGGATGTGGATGATAGAAAGGGCAAGTATCTTGCCTTCGATAATAACGGTGAGCTAACATCAACCGCTGGCACAACAAGCGATATTGTTGTCTCTAGTTTTGGCGGTACTTTAATTGACGACGTAAATGCATCTGCGGCTCGTACTACTTTGGGTCTTGGTTCTGTTGCAACCCTATCATCTATACCTACTGCAAACATAACTGATGCAAATGTAACAACAGCTAAGATAGCAGATAACGCTGTAACCAATGCTAAGATGGCTGATGATAGTGTAGGCGCAGATGAGCTAATAGATAACTCAGTAGGCGCTGCCGCAATAAACATCTCAGGCAACGGCTCTTCTGGGCAAGCTATTGTATCTGATGCAGATGGTAGCTTTTCCTATAAGACATTAGC